CAGTAGTGGTATTAATGCCTAAATTGCTTACATTGACTAAAGATTTAGCATTTAAGTCTACTGCACCAGTAGCACCTGTATAAGGAATATAGCTAAGAGTAGGAATATCCGTAGAAGTTAAAGCCCTGAAAGTTGGAACTCCAGCACTACCATCAGGGGCAGCCAATACATAATTAGCCGTTTTTGAAGCATAAGGATTTTGGGTATCGCCATAACTTGCCGCAAGACTTACTACTGGAGTTGTTGTTCCTGTAGCTACATTTACTGGACTTGTACCAGTTACGCTAGTTACAGTTCCTAATGGGTTTGTAGCCCAAGAAGTATCTGTTCCGTCAGTAGTTAGGTATTTACCAGTATTTCCTGTTTGACTTGGTGCAAGCGCATTAAAACCATCATTAGCTGTAGCTGCGCCAGTACCACCATTGGCTACTGGGACAGTTCCTGTTAGCGTATGGTCAGCGTTCCAATCACTTGGGCGGACTAACGATGTGTCTGCATCGTCAGGTATTGTTGAAACCTTACTATGCTTAACTGTTATAGCCATTAATGCACTCCAATTATTTTGCCGTTTTCATCACGCATGACTTGTTTAGGCTGGTTTAGCTTATTCATTAATTCACCAAGCATTTGTGCCATTTGGTTGCTATTGTTGTTAATTGCATTAGCGACTGTTTCCATTGGATTTTGCATAGCTTGAGCCATATCTTCTTCGTGCATATAGGCTTCTGTTCCATCATCGTTTTGTGAGCCTATTCTAGCAACTTCTATCTTAGCGCCATTGTTAATGTGTGCAAGAAGGACTTGAGTGTTTCTTTCGGTCATCATCTTCATTTGAGCGATTTTTAACTGCATATCTGCATCTGCTTGATTGCGCTGAGTTTCCAACTGGAATTTAAGTTGATTCTCTTGTGCTTGATATTCTTGTTTAGCTTTCTCAAGTTGCATTTGTGCTTGCAGTTTTTGTTGCTCAAACTGTGCTTCCATTTGAAGTTTTTGTGCTTCTGCTTGTGATTTAGCTGCATCAGAAGCCTGGGTAGCTTGCATCTTAGCTTGCTCAATCTGCATCGTCATCTGCATTTTTTGCATTTCAGGCGTAGGCGGTTTAGGTTGTCCTTCTGCTTGTTTAGCTTGTTGGCGCAGTTTATCAGCAGTTTCGTCAATAATGCCCTCTAATTGCTTGCCTGCTTTAAACGCAGTAACACCAAATTTCAGCATTTCTAACGCCATAGGGGCTAATTCAGGGTTACTTTGTACCATTGGGACTGCTTGTTGCATAAATCCACCAACAGCTTGCAAGAATGCCATTCTGTCCTGCTTTTCTTGCTGCTCATCTTGGTAAATCATTGAGTCAGAGGTGACTTCTATGCGGAAATTCTTAGCTGCTTCATCACGCAACAGTGCAATTGCTTGTGGAATGTACTGTTTGTCCTGGTCAGACAGTTGCATTGCGCCAGAAATCTTAACTAGCGTTTCGTCTGTAAAGTGATTACATATAATCTGCGCTTTAATGGATAAAAGGCTAGTAGCAAAGTCTACGACTGCGTGTTGTTGAGTCTTTAGTCTGCCTGCAGCGTTGTTTGATTTAATAATCTGTGCGCCAAGCGTTTCATTGGGGTCAGTTTGACCTCTTTGAATGTCGGCAATACCCATTAATTCGTAAATTTGACCCTTAACTTGGTCCATTGCCTGATAGCAGGACATCAATGCGCTTGCAAAAGGTGCTAAATCAACTAAATCAATAGCGCCTTTCATGCCTTGTTTCTCGGCAAATGCCATCCAGTTATGTACTGGAATCATTGTGTTGTTTTCGCCCTCGGAGAACAGACGCTGTAGCTCAGTAGCGCTGGCATCGTAAACACCCCTGACTTTAAGGGCGTTAATCAGTCCATCAATTCTGTCACACAGAACATCTAATTCTCTTGCTTGGTCTTGGTAGATGACGAAATCAGGAATTGGCTCAAGGCTGTCGGTAGTAAGAGTCGCATACAAAGGTTTTGGACAAGGCCAAAAGTTTTCCAAACCAAGAGGGTCATCACGCTCATCCAGGATTTTGCCAAGTGACTTAGAAATCCACAATACTTTTCCTGTTTCTTTGTCCCAGATTTCATATATCAGCGCCTCATATACACCATCGTCAGATTTGTATGATTGTTTTAAATCGTCAGGCTTTGTGTCTAATGGGATTTTGTAGCCCAATTCTTCGCCAAAACGCTCAACCAATGCAGGGCGATTCATATAAACTCTGCGCCATACTGCGGTTACTTCTTCCCAAGTCCTAGCAACTGTGTGTCCAAAGTCTTTCCAATGAACATAGTCTACAGGGCAGCACTCATACTCAATGCGCTCTGGGTTCTCATTCTCCATTCCGCCTTCAGTTTCGGCTTCATCGCTATCTTCAGTTACTTGGTAGCCATCGTCATCCATAGGATTCGGCTCATTTTCTGAGTCGCTTCCAATAATATGCGGCTCATAACGAACCCATGCGACTCCTCGACCACCAAGCAGGCGGTCTAATACTGCGTTATTCATAGCAGACTTATAGTCGCCATAATGCTCAATTTCAAACTCTAAGGCACGCTCAAGCATCATTGAGGCTACACGCCCAATAGGGTCATTGTCCCTAAATCTACGGCTTACATCAGGGCGTGGAAGTCTAGCAAATATAGCTGGCTGAATGGTTTGGACATTTGACCAAAGAATATTAAACCGTGCATTAGGGTTTCTGTCGTAACGACTGTCATCCTTATACTTCTTAACTATGCGGTCTACTCTGGCTTCCCAACGCTTATATGAGCGCTCATAGCCCATAATAGTTTTGTACCAATCTTCGTAGCTGTGGTCTACAGTACCCTTGTCATTCGCCATTAATATCTCCTATTCACTACAGTCTTTGTGTCTTTCCACAAATCATTGAGTGATACCTCGGTTTTACCTACAAACAGCCCTTTAATGGAGTCATCCTTATGGGGCAACTTCGCTTCTTCTTTCCAGGCAATACTTAACATCCTAAAAGCATCAGCACCATGAGAAGTCCAATCATGTCTAGGTTTATCCCTAAAAACCTTCTTGTCCTCATCGTACTCACGCTGGTATTGCCGCAAACATTCAATGCCATCTTCGCACTTATGGTCAAACCAAGCTCTAGTTAATGCTAGTCGTGTTGCTTGAATTCCATCTTGAAGTGACAAACTTGGCACAATCTTTAAGTATTTTAACGGAATTTTGTCTGAAAGTTGCTCAATTATGCTCTTATTTGACGCAAGTGTCTTTGCTCTTGCATCGTGAGGTAAGTAGTGTGTGCCATACACATAGCCTCTTTCTTTTTCTCTAGACTGAATAATCCCCGCATAGAAAGCGACTGGTTGTCCATTACTTGAATGGTAGTCAAGCATACGAATCTCGCCATGCACCACTTGAAACCACCAAATAGCCGTATCGTCTGAGTAACCCAAGTCCCAAGCTGTATGTACAGGAAACATAGGGTCATATTCAATGTCAAGTATTCTGCCTTGGTCAGTAAGCTGACGCATTTCCTTGCCATAGAAAGCACCAATAATGGCTGACTCAAAGTCGCACTCCCATTCAGCTAGGTACTGGTCTTGGGTTTGCATCTTTCTAGCATCGTCTAATTCTTCTTGGGGAATTAAGCCAGTTTGACTAGCCCTTAAAGTTTTTACATACCAAGAGTTGTCTTTAGTAGCATTGTTGTAAATGTCCCAAAATTGGTTATGTCCCTTTGGAGTCCCAATAAATGTGGCCCAACCCCTTCTGTCTGACAATAACGGCCTCAAGACAGCACCCCATAATGAGGGTTTCATGTCTGCAAACTCGTCTAACACTACGCCATCAAGGTACAGACCACGAAGACTATCAGCGTTATCAGCACCAAACAAACGAATCCTTGCCCCATTTATTAACTCCACCCATAGTTCTGAAACATTGTGATTAGCCCTTACAGGCTCTGAAAAACGCATTAAGTAATCAAAAGCAATAGACTTAGCCTGGGCATAGTACGGTGCAAGGTAGGCATATCTGCCATCTTCTTTGCCATCAATTAAAGCCTTGTATATAAGGTCATTAATGCAAGCAACAGTCTTACCGCAGCGTCTATGGGCTACTATGACTGCCCAGCGCTGTTCTCTATTGTGGAAATCTTCAAATACACCCCTAGGCTTGTAATCAAGCTCTATATCTATTACTTCTTCCAACTTACCACCATGCGTTGTGGTGCTTTGGCATCGCCTACTACTTCAGTCCTAGCTAGTTTAGGCACATGGTATTCCATGACAGTCTGTAGCATACCAAAAGCCTTTTCAGGATTTGGCGCAACTATATATTTACCTTCTTCGTTTTGTATGCCCTCAGCCACGCTTTGTAGCCACTCTTGCATTTTGTGTGTGTTGCCATCTACAAACTTGGCAATAGCCTCTCGAGCCATCGTAGTGCTTTTATTAGGCACTCCAGGCTTTCTACCCACATTTAAATTAGGGTGTTCGCTATTTTTCGCTACTTTTTTATCCATATAATCTCAAGTAATTGATTTATAAGGGGTTTATTCTAACACTTTATTTACTTGTTGTTCAATGAGTTCTTTGCGTGTAAATGGTTTACTATTTTCTTCTAATATCTTTACTTTAGATGGTTCAAATACTACAAAATTATGAGTTTGGTTTTGTTTAAAGTAATTTTGAGCTTCTTGAGGGTTATCAAAATATTTTTGTTCTTCATTCCCAGGCCATTTACCTACTACATATTTACCAGAAGTGCTTTCTTCAGGAGTAAGCATACGAAAATCACGACTAAAATTATCTAAATATTTAACACCTTTAACTCCAGCTTGATTGAGTAACTCTTCGCCAATTCCTATTTTGCTTTCTGGATGGATTATTTCCCATGTATTTAAAAATTGGGCTGGGGTTACATCTTTCCCAAATAATACATTTAAATCACCACCTAATTCATCTCGCATTTCAGGGGTAATATGTTTTTTTAGGGAATTTACAGCTTTTTTAACATAAGCAGATTGTTCTCCTAATGA